CCAGGGCGCCAAGGATGCTCTCGCTCAGTACGGTATCGAGCTCGAACCTCGCTACACCTATAAGCAGAAATCCAAAGCCGGCAAGGGTAAAGACAAAGTCGCCTCGGCCTCTTCGGTCGACACCTCGATCGCCGATGAGAATATGAATGAGTTGGAAGCCTAGCTTCCAGTAATCCCTCCCAAGGGCGCCAGCACCAGTTGGCGCCCTTTTTTACGCTCTCGTGAGGTTCCATATGACAAAAACAGAAACCAGCATCCCCACTACCATCCTGAGCTTCGACCCAGGGTACTCGACAGGCTTTGCACGCGCCGAGGTCGTCGGGAACACTTTCCATCTTCGCTCCGCCGAGGTTATTGCGTGGCCTGATCGTTTTGCGATCGTCGGTATCTTCCGTAATGCTGTCGCAGCGCTCCGAGCCGCTAAAGTAGCCAAGCTCCTTATCGTGGTTGAGAGCTTCCATCTCTACAAGCACAAAGCTCAAGACCTTGTAGGCTCAGACATGCCTTCCGCACAGGTTATCGGTATCATCGAGACCAGTGCTTTCCTGAACGGCTTTCACAACGGCCAGCACCCAATGATCGTCTACCAGCCCGCGAGCTGTATCGCCCGTGTGAATGTCGACGGGTACCTCCTGAACGGCAAGCCGTTGAAGAGCCCGCACACCCGCGACGCTCTCGCACACGCCAAGTACTACTGGGCTACTAAGCTCTTTAAAGTGACTCCTGCAACTAGTACCTGGTTAGATGAGAGTAAGAGTCTCGATCTCGACTCAGACGACCTCGATGTTGGCATTGCAAAGCTGATGACAGGGAAGTAATGAGAAACGTCACAGATCGACACGCAGTAACTGTTTACAGCACCACAAAGCCCGCATACGCCATCATGCTTGTAGGCCAGCTCCATCGAGTCTTTGCGACACTGCCACCCGGCTTCTTCTATGATACCGTAACCATTTTGGCCTGGGTATCTGGCGAGAATGCTTCGGATGTTGTTGTCGCTCTCAAAGGGGTAGGCAAATTGGCACCCCTCGAATTGGTAGCCATGCTCGAGACCGTTGATGGTATTGTCGATGGGCTCATAAACATCATCACGTATGGTGCAATCGATCTAACCGACAGCGGCAAGTCAAACTAGCACTCAAATAGGAGGATCATATGAAATACAGAAAGAAACCCATAGTTGTCGAAGCATTTCAATGGACCGGCGGACCAGATCAAACCGAAGATCCAGAATGGATCTGTGAGGCGATTCGCAGGAAGAGAGCTCGCTTCATCTACATCGGGAAGCAATGCCATTTCCTGATCGTCACCCCAGAAGGTACAATGGAGGCCTCACAAGGAGACTACATCATTCGGGGCGTCAACAGTGAGATCTACCCCTGCAAACCGGACATCTTCGAGAAGACGTATGACAGGGTGAATGAGGATGGAGATGAGGATGGAACTCCGTAAGTACCAACAAGAGGCCATTGATGCCATTATGCACGCACCTGGAGGCTTTATTCTTGGCGATGCATGTGGCTTGGGAAAAACAGCTACCGCAGTTAGTTATGGTAGGCAGCGCTGTCAGTCGATTGCACGCCCTCAGTATCTCGCAATCGTCCCTAAAACACTCCGTTCGCAGTGGGAGGACGAAATTCATGACTGGGATCCGGATATACCCGTACACCAAGTACTTTTCAACGGACCAGTCATCGGCGAAGGGTGGTTTATTGCTCATTACGAGCAACTCACAACGGCTGGCGGCCTGCCTACTTACCTCAATCGCGTCTGGGACTTGGTCGTTGTTGACGAGGCACATCGGATCAAGAATCCGACCACCCTCCGCTCTAAAGCGGTGCGCAAATTTGAGGCTGCAATGAAGCTCTGCCTCACGGGTACACCTATGGAGAAGTCGCCTCTCAACCTCTGGCCTATGCTCAATTGGCATGATCGCCGTGAGTTCAGATCGCTCGGTGCGTTTAGGGCTCGGTACGTTGAAATGGACGTGAATTGGGCAGGTTATCCGGTAATGGTCGGTCCCAAAAACTTAGCTGATTTGGCGCAAAGGTTGAAGGGACGCTTCCTCGCTCGCACTAAAGAGCAGGTAGCTCCCGAAATGCCCAAGCTCCAGATCGTCAAGGTTAAATGCCCTCCAGACGCTTCTCAGGAGTGGGTGCATAAGGCCATTACTGAGGCTGACGACATTATTGTTGAGGTCGGCAACAAGGAGCTCGTTATCCAGAACACTCTGGTAAAGATCGTTCGTTGTCAGCAGCTGGCTTCCTTCCCACCTATCCTGGGCTTCAACGACACCAAGGGAGCCAAAACAGCCTGGCTACGTGAATGGTTATCCGACAACCCAGACATCCCTGCCGTGATATTCACTAAGTTCCGTGAGACCGCCCAATATCTGCACTCCGAATTCGGTGGGGAGCTGTGCATAGGCGGCGCGCCCGCGACCGGAGCGTTCCGCTCGGGCGAAGTACGTCTGGTCTTTGCAACTATTGCCTACGCAGGAGAGGGTTTCAACTTCCCGCGTGCAGAGGCAGCAATCTTTGTTGATCAGGAATGGTCTACGATCAAGATGTCACAGGCATTAGATCGGATTCATCGTATCGGTGCCTACCAAGACATTCCGAAGACTGCCTACATGCTTCAGACCTTTCCTGAAGATCGTTTAGTGTATCGGGCCTTCACTGAAAAATGGTCCGAAGTAACAATGGTATCCAAATATTTAACAGGAGACTACGAATGACATACGATATTCACATTTCAGATGTACGAATGTTCAAGAGCTGCCGACGCCGGTGGGCCTGGCAATCACCCATACTTGGAAACTGGGAACCCGAGTTATCGCCTCTTCCCTTTGTGATGGGTCGAGGCATTCACCTCGCGATGGAGCAGTTCTATCGGAGTGGTGTACCCTTCCTGGACACTCTTGACGACTTCTTCGAGAAGGAAGCCGACGTGAACGGGACGCTCTGGGCGTCTGAGATAGAGTCCCTCGGAGAGGCTCAGGCGATGTCTGAGGGAATGTTGAGACATTATGATCTCTGGAGACAGCAAAGATCCGTCTCGAATGCCTACGCCGATAACTCTCTGGAGTTCATCGAATTGGAGAAGTCCTTTCGGGTTCCTCTCACCCCAGATGCCGATCTCACAGGTCGCTTTGATGGTATCGTCCATCACAAACCGACTGACACGTACTGGATCTGGGAAATCAAGACCGCAGCTCAAATAGCTCCACTTCGTCGCAGTCTGGCAAATGATGAACAGGCAACTGCATACGTCTGGGCGGCGAATCATTTCTTCCCGTTCCATGTGAATGGGTTGATCTACAACATCCTGCGCAAGAAAGTCCCGCCTGCCGCAAAGGTTCTCAAAACGGGAGTCCTATCGCAAGCCGCACGGGCTGATACCACTTTTGAATGGTTCTCGCAGGAGATTGCGGCCAATCATCCCGATTGGCGAGAAGATACGATCCAGGAGTTTTATGGCAACTACCTGCAGGAGTTGAAGCAGGAGGGGAATGCCTATTTTGCACGTTTCTCGTGTCTGCGTACTCCGGAGGAGCTCGACGTCTTTTCTGGGCACCTTATGGCAACCGTTGAAGATATGATTGCCGTTTCCGGAGCGCAGGAAGCCTTGCTGTATCCTAGTCCCTCTACAATGAATTGCGGCTACTGTGCTTTCTGGGATCCGTGTTTGGCCGTTAACCACAAAAACGATCCTGGAGTCTTCTTCAATGCCCGTTTTACGCAAAGAACTGACCACCTCGAGCGGTTGGACCCCCAAGGGGATTCTGAAATTGGAGCTTGACAAATTCTGTTGTTTCGTTTATAATAAGATCAATTCGAGGTGAAAAAATGTACAGAAGAGCAATATTCGACAATCCAGGCCTAAAGCTAATGCTTTATGGCGCGGCAGGATCAACCAAGACACGTACAGCAGCCACCGCTGCAGCAGACCCACGGACGTCTCCGTGTTTGATGCTCGAAATGGGAGGGAATCCGGTATCCATCCGGCAGTACGAAAAGAAACCCGATGTCATCTCTTGTGACGCACTGGATGACTTCAATCCCTTCTACAACTGGCTTGCAGGTGGTCAGAAACTAAACGACCCGATCGTCGGGGCGTTGGGTCTGCATCCGCCCTACAAGTGCGTTATTATCGACGGGATGACCGAGGTGCAACGCTATGCGTTCGCCATCGTGACTGGTGCTAAAGACACCAAACCAGGTACCATCCCTGCAACAGCGGAAATTCAGCACTTCAACAAGACGTTGGGGCTGATGATCAACTTCGCCCGCCTCTTTATCAAACTCCCGTTACACGTAATCATTACGTCTTTAGAGGCGGAAAAACCAAACTCCCAAGGGACAAACAACTTTCGGCCTTTACTGTGGGGGCAAGCGGCGGGCGAAGTCGCCGGTTTTCCGTATATGGTGATGCGATTAGTACATCGCACACGGCTCGATGCGAAGACACTGGCTAGTTTCGACGAGCCTCTAGACCCGAAAGCACCTATCGTGAGTGTGGGTCTACTCAAACAGGCCGGGACCTATTATGCTAAGGATCAATATGGCACAGGATTGACGCAGATTATTGAACCATCGATCACGAAAATCTTGGATGCCATTGAGGCGGCGGGAAGTCCAATCAACCTACCGGATCCAGTGTCTCCTCCCAGCACTGAATCCGAACCGGAGCCTGATTCGGTACCTACAAATCAGGAACAATCAACCAATCCCAAAACCAACTAGGAGACCATATACTATGCCTACAATCGATTTTACTGATGTACCAGATTTAAAGCCCCTCGAGCCGGGTGTCTACGAAGCCTACATTGAGAAGGCGGAAGAAGGAACGTCCAAGACCGGAAACGCGAAGATCGACATCCAGTGGAAGGTTACCGACGGTGCCGGTGTGGAGCGGACAATCTTCGACACGTTGTCCTTCCATCCGAAGGCCCTCTTTCGGACGAAGAAAGTTCTCCGTGCGCTCGGATTCGCCGAAGGATTCAGTGGTGAGGTGGATGCCGAAACGTTAGCCGGCCTGCAGGCAATGATCACGATCGCCATCGAGCCCAGCAACGGCGCGGACGAAAGTGGAGAGCCTTACCCCGAACGTAATCGGGTCATCAAAGTCGCACACGCCGTGTAACTAAACAATTCCGAATCAAGGCCGACAGTCCCCGCCCCCTGTCGGCCTTTTTCTTCCCCCAAGGAGGCTTTGTGCTCAATCATTTCTGGTATGACTCCACCGAGCCGTTGTACATGGCTTTCGCATTTGGATCGCCCAATCAATGTACCTACGTAACTCGGGACGCTTTCGAAAATCTCCAAATTCCCCATAAAAATGCCTATTTCGGCCCAGCACTCCGAAACGCCAAAAGCAATCTGCGGGAGGCAGTAGCCGGGACAATAGCCTTGTGGACTGATGTCGATGATACGACTGAGCCCGACATTGTTACCACCCTACCACCTAGCTTCGTGGTGCATTCTGGTCACGGCTTTCATGTGTACTGGCTTCTGGAGGAGCCTCTTACAGAGATAGGTCAAATAGAATCACTGAATCAGATCCTCGCCGTCGATACGGGAGGTGATCATTGTTGGAATGCCAATCGAATCCTGCGCATTCCTGGAACCCTCAATATGAAGCCCCCACAGGCTTCGGTTCGTCTCCTTCACGAGACGGGCCTTCGTTATACGCCTGATGATATTCAGGTTTTATCGCGGTTAGATGAACGGACTCGAAACACCATCAAGACTGGCTCTCGAGAGGGCTTCCGATCGCGGAGCGAACGTGACTGGTTTGTCGTCAAGCATCTCTGCCGTGCGGGAGCGCAAGAGACGCTAATACGAACGATATTTGCAAATCATCTTGTAGGGGACAAGTGTACAGAGGTCGGAAAGGCGTATTTAGACCATACTCTCGAAAAGGCACTGCTCGCTGTTGACACACCTACGAAGGCGGCGCAAACAGCTGCAAGTACGAAGACGTTCCGAGAGACCCCAGAAGGCTATTTTGTCGACACACAGCGAAACAGTAAGCGGGTTTCCACATTTACATTCCATCCCACACTACTTCTTGACGGGTCGATGTTTGGTTCCGAAGATGCTCTGGTAGGTACGGTTAAAGCCGGGGGTTACGAATGGCCCGGACGAACGCTGACGAAGTCGGCATTCACAGGTATCTCCAAACTGGATCGTGAGATGCCGGTTGCTGCGTGGCAGTGGATTGGTAACGACCATGAGGTTCGTACGTTGCTCCCCTACTTGCTAGATCAACTGGTCGATTTAGGTCTTCCGCGCGTTGCAGCTACGCCAGTGATTGGTCTCCATAAGATCGCCGATCACTGGTATTTTGTTGGAACCTCGGGAACGTTGGATGCCGAGACTTACTGGCCTGATCAAACAGGCCCAATCGCTTGGCTCCCTTCACCTCGAGAGCATCCCGACATCAATCTGGCCGACACTGAGATGCCTGATCCGGAATTTCTACGGCTGCTCAAGCAGGTTAACGAACCGGAAGTTCTCTGGCCCGCTATTGGATGGTATACAGCCTCGTTGATCAAGCCGTGGATCGAAGCCCAAGGCTACCGCTTTCCAGTCCTCTCAGTTGCCGGGACGAGGGGTTCAGGTAAGACGACACTAATTCAACGTGTGCTCTTGCCAATCTTTGGGCAGGCTGAATCTAAATCATACGATGCAGGTACTACGCGCTTCGTGATTCTGGCCCTTCTGGGGTCTGCGAATGCATTGCCTGTGGCCTTCTCGGAATTTCGTGCTGAGTATGTAGAACGTTTTTTGCGTTACGTACTTCTGGCTTATGACACAGGGCATGACCCTCGAGGACGTGCTGATCAGTCAACTGTCGATTACGCCTTATCTGCGCCCTTTACACTTGACGGTGAAGATGTCGTAGAGGATCCTGCGGCTCGAGAGAGGATCGTAGCGATCCACCTTAAGCCTGAAACGGTGTCTGAAGGATCGCCAAGTTATATGGCGTACAATCAGCTACGCAACCAGATTCGTTCACTTGCCCGTCCATTACTGCAATCGCTACTCAAACGGATGGAGGATGGTACATTGCGAGCATTGTACGACCAAGCGCGAGCGGACATGTTTGAAGCATACCCAAGTAAATTACCTGACCGTGTGCGAAACAACCACTCAACCGTACTTTTCGGGGCCTATGCATTCTGTTCGGCGTTTGGAATGGACTTTCCTGCAGCAACAAGCATGCGTCGAAGTATCGAAGCCGTCTTCAATTTAAAGACAGGACGTGCTCAGACACTCGTAGATGGCTTCATCGAAGAGGTAGTCAATCAGTGTGCTCAGGGGGACACTTCGTTCAAGTGGACCCTAAATAATGAAGCCAGTGAGCTGTTCTTCCAGTTAACTCCGACACATGGTTGGTGGGTACAACATCGTAGACGTCAAGGTCGTGCAGTTCTCGAAAGGGATACGATCAAGGCCCAACTTAGCGAGACGCCCTATGCACTCGAGCCGCGTGTGATTGAAGGTGCCTGGATGTATGGTATCAACTTGAAGACCGCTCAGGAAATCGGTTTGGACATCCCTACGCAGGTAATATCTCGGGTTTTTCGATTCTGAACCCTAAGTGACTAAAAGTTGACTCTTGGCGCTTTTTGAAAGGTGTGTTATAATAATAATAACCAAACTAAAACGCAATATCGAGGCTTCAAGGAGGTGGCGATACGCACTTATTGGTGACAATGTTGATTGGAAGCACGGATCATTATATTTGGAGGTTATATGGAAAAATCAGTAGTTCTCTTATCAGGTGGTATGGATTCCACGACAGCATTGGCAGAGGAAATCTCGTTCGGGCGTCAGATCGTTGCGGTCTCGACTCGTTACGGCAGTGCGCATGAAGCGAGCGAGCAGGCAGCCGCCGCCCGTATTGTTGCGTGGTTTAGGCAGTCGATTGTCGAACACATTACCATCGACTTGCCGCACATTTTTGGTGGAGCAGGGTCGGCGTTAATGGGTGAGATGGAGATGCCGGAGATGTCGTATCAAGAGCTCCATGACAAGAAAGGTCCGATGGACACCGTCGTTCCTTTCCGGAATGCGAACCTGCTCTCCCTTGCGACCGCTGTCGCGATTACGCACGATGCACACCTGGTTGTTGTGGGTGCACACGCGGAGGATGCGCACAACTATGCGTATCCGGACTGCACACCCGAATTCATGGTGGCAATGTCTACGGCCATCTGGATCGGATCGTATCGGAAGGTGGCACTACGAGTGCCTTTTCAGCGGATGGACAAAGCTGAGATCGTTCAGCGGGCAGCCGCTCTCTATGCACCTCTACAGCTAACGTGGTCTTGTTACACTGGTGGTGACGTCGCCTGCGGTAAGTGTCCGACGTGCATCGAGCGGATTCACGCTTTTCAGGAAGCAGGATATATCGATCCGGTGCCTTACAAGGTCGACATACAGTGGCCTCTGGGCGCGAGAGTTTGGGACACTCTGGGGATGAAACTATGACGTATGGAGTGACGATAACCAAGACTTTTTGTGCGGCGCATCGGCTGGAGGGGCATCCGAAGTGCGGACGCCTGCACGGACACAACTACTCAGTTGAGGCAATTGTCGTATCGGATCGACTCGATGACGCTGAGCGCATGCTTGTGGACTTTGGCGTTGTCAAGAACGCTCTGGGTGGTATCATCAAGGAGCTTGATCATCGCTATCTGGTCTCAACCGAAAACATGATCGCTCAGGACCCTTACGAAAAGGTCGCGATGCAAACCGGTGACGCTGTTCATCTGCCCATCGTTGCGACAACGGCTGAATGTCTGGCAGCGTACATCCATTCGGAGATGATAAGTCTTCTACGTTTGAAGCCGCCCATGGAGGTGGTCATCCGCGTTCGGGAAACGGAAGGTAATGTGGCGTTTTACGCGCCGGGAGAAGATTATGGACATAGTTAAAGGTAAGAGTCAGGTCTCTGAGGAGATCCCGGCTCTCTTAGTAAGTCGCGGGGATGAGTACGGTGAGGCCTGGAAGTTAACAGGGATCGTAACCGGAGCTCTCCTGGATGACTTCGTCAAAATGGCGACCGTCTATCCGCCAGTCATCCACAATTGGATTTTGATTCTGTCCAAACTCCTGCGAGCTTTGCGCTCGCCTAAGAATCGGGATCATTGGGTTGATATTGCCGGTTACGCACAACTGATTGTCGACGATCTGGACAACGAGGCAAAGAATGAAGTACCCGATTAGGGAAATCTTCAGTAGTGTACAGGGGGAGGGCCTACTCGTAGGCTCTCCTTGTACCTTCATCCGTCTTGCAGGATGTAATGTCGGTTGTTCGTTCTGCGATACACCAGATGCACTGACTACTAACGGTGCGATGAGGCTTTTCGTTCCGGACATCTTGTTTGCAATCCCAGAGCATACTAATCACATTGTCATTACGGGGGGCGAACCGACGCTTCAGGATCTGAGACCACTTACCGAGGAGCTTAACAAGAAGGGTTACTTCACCCAGTTGGAGACATCTGGTTTCAACTCTCTGCAGGGTGCAACCTTCTCACATGTAACGTGGAGTCCTAAGGTCGCAGTCAACTACGAAGCCTCACCGGATGTGGTCAGCGCTGCTAGGGAGATCAAGCTGGTAATCGATCAGCCTGTCGAGCCGTCCTTGGTAGACTACATCTACCATCTGCTCGGTCTCACAGATGCCCCAATTCTCTTAATGCCTGAAGGTAAGATGGGTGAGACCAAATTCATTCCAGTGGTCATGGAGTATCTGGACATCTTTGCTCGCTTTCCAACACGCGTTCGCTTCGGTACACGACTACATACAATTTTAGGAGTAAGATAACATGACTACAGATCCAGAACCTATACTTAACCTCTTGAAGGAGCAGGTAGAAGCCGTTGGCAAGACTCTCTCAAAAATACAGTCGGATATTTGGGAGGGTGTCGAACTCGAATCCGGTCACGTCGATGCTCAGGGAAATTGTGACTGTCTCAAACCATCCGATGTTCAACTGGATGCTGTCCGATGGGCAAGCGAGCTTCCGAATGGCGAATCTACACCTCAGAAGGCCTGGATGAAAGGCGCATCAGAAGCGTCAGCCTATCAACAGGATGCGAACGAACGCGTTTTCACCGCTCTTCAGGACTTGGACGCGGCCGAGGCGGAATATGATCCTGAGGAGGCAGTTAAAGCGTTGACACAGCAACTGACTCATCTGTTCGGCCTGAGCTGTTGGGATGACAGTGCTCATCGTACTGCAGAACGCGTTCTCGCCGCTTGGCAGGAGTATGTTCCTCCGGCGAAACTTCCTTTCACGTTCACGACGTTCCCTACTAATATCAACCAGTTGGTAATAGTGAAGGATATCGAGTTCAGTTCGCTGTGTGCACACCACCTCTTTCCGTGGTACGGTGTTGCACATGTGGGTTACGTACCGAATGAACTCGCGGTCGGTGTGTCGAAGATTCCTCGACTCGTGAACTTCTGGGCAAAGCGGCCCTCCACGCAGGAATACGTCACCAGTCAAATTGCTTCGGATATGAAGCATCGACTTAGCGCAATGGGTGTGGCTGTCGTAATTGAGGCTCGGCACACCTGCATGGCTTGTCGGGGGGTGAAAGCGCACAGTGCTTCGATGATCACTAGCGAGATGCGAGGTATCTTCCTAACATCGGGTGAAGCACGGGCGGAATTCTTATCATTGATTGGGAGGGATAGAATATGAAATTCGCATCAATTGTTCCTACGAAGTTACTCATGACGAGTAAGGGACAGAAGTCATCGCCTGCAGCACTCGGCTACCATCTCGTCCTCGCACCGCAGATCCTGCGAGAACCGTTCTATCGGGACTACTATTGCCGTCTGCATCAACAGGGACATTACATCATTCTTGATAACGGAGCTGCTGAAGAAGGGACTGTAAGTTACAGCGAGCTTCAGATGGCAGCTGAAGAAGTGGGTGCAGATGAGGTAGTTATCCCCGATGTATTGGGGGATGCCGATAGAACCTCTCGACTCTGTGAGGAGTTTCCTTACTACGATTTCCGTCATGCACATCTGGCCTTCGTTCCTCAGGGACGTACGCCTGATGAGTGGATGGAGTGTGCTATAGGCAACTTAAGTCTCGCCCAGATGAATGGTGGCGGTATTCATACCGTAATGTTCCCTAAACATACGGAATCGTTTCTTGGAGGGCGTCCTGCTTTACTTCATCGTTTCTGGGGTCGAGTCAAGTATCTCTACCACGTCCACATGCTTGGTTTCTATGCGAATCCCGTCAAGGAGATTCGTGAGCTCCGGAAAGTGGATCCCCACAATCGTATTCGGGGTGTCGATTCTGGGGCACCAGTTGCTTATGCTCAGTACAACATTAACCTCTACAGAGCGGATGTTGCAACACTTAAGCACGTCTCGTTGGAATGGGATCAACTCGCACCCTGGGATTTGATTGACGAAAATACTGAGGCTATTCTCGAGGAGTGTAACCCATGGTAAAAGCACCTTGCGCGCAGTGTGATCAGTGTCCGCTCAAGGACGCAATCTTCGTCCCCTCTAAAGGTGATCCGTCGGCAAAGTATATTATTGTAGGAGAAGCCCCCGGAGCTGAGGAGACACAACAAGGAATGCCTTTCGTGGGCCGTAGCGGAAAGTTGCTTGCACACGTGCTTGCTCAAGCCGGCATTTCGGAGTCAGAGACTTACGTCATGAATGTTGTAGGTTGCCGACCGCCGAACAATCGTACTCCAACCAAAGAGGAAGAAGCACGCTGTCGAGGTCGGTTCGAAGCTGAGCTGGGGGCCTGCAAGGGAACACGTGTCTTGGCTCTTGGTATGGTTGCAAAAGACGCCTTCGAAGGTGAGACGGGTACCTGGACGGATTGGAAGACTAAGAAGATCCTCTCTACGTGGCATCCGGCTTATGTATTACGAAAACCTTCCGAAATGAAGGTACTACAGGAAGCCTGCAATCGTTTGACGCGTGAGGCTGAGTCGTTACCGGAGTTGCATATGGTTGTCGTAGAGGACCTAGTGAACCTCCGGATGGAGCTAGATTCCGTACCGAATGGGACGTGGGTTTCATTTGACCTCGAGACAAACCAGCTCTGCTGGTACGATACGCTCACACGGAAAGCCAGAACGATTCTCCTGCTGGCAATAGCATGGAAGGATTGGCAGCTCATCATCGATGCCGATCTCCTGTACACTTCGACAGAGGCCCGAGAGTATCTTCAGGCGTTCTTCAACCGCGTCAAAGCGTGTGCTCACAACGGGAAGTTCGATGCGATCTTCATGGCGGAGCATTGGGACGTTCGCGTCTACGTCGAGTTCGATACCATGTTGGCACACTACGTACTGGACGAGAACGCTCGTCACGGTCTGAAGGAGCTGCTCCAGTCTGAGTTCAGTTGGCCTAACTATGAAAAGGAGCTTGATCCATATCTTAAAAGTCGAAACGACGAGTATTCCAAGGTTCCTTTCGCGATTTTAGCGAAATATGCAGCTTACGATGTTTTAGGTACATTAAGGCTAAAAAAGCTGTTATATGCGCGTTTATGCGCGGAAAACATGTATGAAAAGCCATTTACTGAAGTAATCATGCCAGCTTCGCGGGCCCTGACTTTGGTGGAACGGTACGGGATCCAAGTAAGCATCCCCGCGTTAAAACACTGGTCTGGGGTGTTAACGAAGGATATAAACGAGATCGTTACGGAAGCGCGGATGTTAGTCCAACAGCCGGATCTCAATCTGAACGCTCCTGCGCAAGTGGCTGAGGTGATCTACGTGCAGTTAGGGCTCCCTCGACCGAAAGGCAACCGAGTCGCTCCGAACTCAACATCGCATGAGGCAATCGAATCTCTGAAAGGACATCCGTTCATCGATCTGCTTACTCGCTACAGGCGAATAGCAAAAATGAAGTCCTCTTACACAGATAATCTGCTCGAAATGGTCGGAGTTGATGGTCGCGTACATGCAACCTTCATGATTCACGGAACCGAGACAGGTCGACTGGCAACACGCAATCCTGCTCTACAAACGATTCCGCGGCCTAGTGATCGTTACGGAGCAATCATTCGATCGCTCTTTACATGCGCTCCAGGCAATAAGCTCATTGTAGTCGATTATTCACAAGCCGAGCTTCGTGTAATGGCCGCACTGAGTGGCGACCCGTTCCTTCTCAAGGTCTACGGCGAAGGTCGGGATCTGCACACCGAAGTAGCCATTGCAATGTTTGGACCTGACTACACGAAGGAACAGCGGGTCATGTGTAAGATGTTTAACTTTGCGTACGCATACGGCGGGACAGAGTACTCCTTCGCACAGGATGCTGGCCTTCCGCTTTCTAAGGCACGCGAGTTCGTTCAACGGTACAACGAGAACATGCGGGGCGTGGCTGAATGGAAGGCCACACAGCTTCAAGCAATGAAGAAGGATGGATACGTGGCGACCCCGTTCGGACGCCGTCGACGCTTCCCATTGCTTACAGCAGAGAACATTGATGAGGCGCGGAAGGCAGCCGTAAACATGCCGGTTCAAAGTACGGCCAGCGATCTGACCTTAATCGCAGCTACAGAGCTTGTTCGTGAAGGTGTGAAGGTTGTCTTATTGGTCCACGACAGCATCCTTGCCGAAGCTGCTGAGTCGGAAGTCGAGGCAGTCGCCGTACAGATCCAGAACAAGATGATGGAAGTCGGTACACGCTACTTACCGCAGGTCCCCTGGAAAGCCGATATCGACATCTCGGACACCTGGGCGACGCCTCCAGAAGGTTGATACACACCCGTCTTGGGTGGTATTGGAAACGCACACATACACTCAACTTCAGATGTGGAAGCGATAACCACACTAAAAACACTTGGGAGGTGTATTATGATAAGTCAGGGAGGGTTGGAGGAGAGGTACACGTACATTTACTGTGAGAAGGTTGCTGTGATCAACAATGAAGATCAGACCTTTCGTACAAGATTTCGGTTCAAGGCGACACCGTATGTACGAACTACCTCTGGTCACGTTTGTATCAACGATCTGCCACCAAAAGCGGAGAGTATGATCAGGAGGTACAAAGCCGATGGATGGAAGGTATACACCTTTATAGATGGGACATTAACGTTAGTGGATAACTAAGGGAGTAAGATCATGACTATCGCACGCATTAATTTTGTTGGGAATGTAGTAATCGATCAGGAGGAGTATGCGAAGCTCTGTGAGACGACAGGCGATCGAGTCACATACAGTTCGATGTGTCTTTTGGATAACGAGGTCACGCAGTTCTACGAATGGTGCCATACCTACGATCCGGAACGAGCGGGAAAGATTGAGGGCGAGTCACGAGTACGTAAACTCGTAAGTCCTTCGGAAATGGTTCAGCTCGACGGTACTCGGGAGTATGTTGTAGATTTGGATGTCTTCCTCAAGCGTCACCCCGCACTGAAGATCTCGATTCGCGGAATGATGCCGCTGGTTCAGACTCAGCAGGGTGACATGATTGAAGCGATGTTCGACATCCAGAAGAAGTTCGACCGGGCGCTCGCGGCCTTCGACAAGCAAGTCGAATTCAACCAGAAGTGTGAGGTGCATGTTTCCAATCTGGGATTGCTGCACATCAATCAGTTGGGCTATTTGGTCGATGGTTGTACTGAGCGGCTTCAAGACCTTCTCAATGAAGGTTGGCGAATCATTGCGTGCTGTGTTCAGTCCGATCAGAGACGTCCCGACTACGTTTTGGGACGCTGGAATCCTGACGAAACTGGGCAGATTTCCAGTGTCAAGTTTAAGTAGGTGTTGAGATGGATGAATATCTTAGACAGGCAATAATCTTTTTGAAACAGGGAGATGAGGCAGCGAATACCTGCGCCTTAATCTCTATAGCCAAATCGTTGGCTCGACTAGCGAGCGCACAGGAGCAGCAGGCCGAAACTCTGCGACGGACATCCAATGCGGAACGCAAGGCACGTCGCGAAAGTCAAACACCGTATGGCGAGAATATTGGGAGATAGTGATGAGATATAACGTTACTCGAACTCTTCTGGCCATCGTAATCGTTGCCGCTGTTCTCGCATATTTTCTTGGGTTCTGGACTGATTCGATCTGGTTACTCGTTGCTGTCACTGCCACCGCTTCAGTTCTAAGACCCATTCGAAAGGAGGAATAATGGAAACAGGAACACAGATAGCTTATATACCACAACATGCTGAGGGTAAGATTGATCATCCTGATGTCGAGTTTGGATTCGTTATGGATGAACTCCCAGAACAAGAAGCCCACCGATGTCGTTACTGGCGGCAGAATGTCAAACATCCGGCGACAATGGATGATTTACGGACGCGAGCGAATAGTGAAAGCACACCCAATGAATGCCTGGTTGAGTACATGTCGGTCGATCAGGAAGTGGTCGCTCGGGTCATTAACTATCTCCAGGCCGAACAAGTCGCCCGAACAATATCGCGTACCAAGTGGGCTGAATTGCTAGCCCGTTCTGGTAGTTGAGGCAGTCATGCCTAAGATTGATTTCAAAGCATTAGAACCGAAGGCAGACGAGAGAGCATGTCCTAGATGTGGTTCGCCTTTAGTAACGCGTGAGAATAAGAAAGGACGCTCATTTTTAGGGTGTTCAGCTTATCCCCAATGCGACTACATCCAAATCGAACCTAGTGACGGTTTTGATGATGACTGGGGGGCTCGATCTACTGGAGGTAGTGATGACTACTACCGGTACGCAGGCGACGTTTATCAGGACGGTTGCCCTTGGGGCCGATTGTGGGATAACTAAAATGCCTAAGATAAACTTCAAGCTACTAGAACCCGGACCAAAAGATGAGAGATGCCCAGAATGTGGGTCGCCTCTCGTTACGAGGACAGCTAAACGTACTGGTCGACGGTTCTTGGGGTGCTCCGCATACCCTCAGTGTGACTTCTTTTACACTCCACAACGCTTCCGTCCCCGGTCCCGGCGATTCTACGATAATGATCAGATCAATAACTATGCATCAGAAATGGATGAGATATATGGCACACCTTGGGATTGGTAAAATGAACTTACGCTATATGATCTTCTTAGTCGCGATCGCAACAATAACGTTTGCGGTATACACGCCGGATAACTCATACAATGTCGTTACCGGCGCAGAACGGTGCAGTGATGATGTATCGTGCAGACACGAGCAAGCACACCGCCTAGATCAGGAAAAGAAATGGATTAGCGGGACGAGAGCATATCAGGATGTAGTGCAGCGTTATCGAGATCGGTTGTGGCTTGATGTGGATGCACGCGATACGAACTCGATTATCATCTACCAGTTTCCGGGTATCGGATCACCTCTTGTTGCATACAGCAATCCGCTATCATTGAGCTTTTGGCGAGGAGGCTGGGGCGGTTACAGAGAGCTATATGCATCTATGGGATCTTGGTACTCGTGTAGGACAATGCCGACTGAATTCAAGCGATTTTATAACTGTAGGGGAGGAGGTAGATAAATGGCCAACGAAGTAATGGAGCCAGAGACGAAGAGGCGGCGAATCTCGCCATCGGATCTTGAATGGCAAAGGCGATTGAAGGAGCTGTGTAAATATGCTGGCGTAAACATCAACTACGCTACCAGTGTCACCATAACTCACAAAGTAGGAGGATATGTGGAAATATCGGTTGAATATATAGGGACCTCACTCACTTGAATAAGAGTTTACAATAAAGACCTCCAGAGCCGTCTGGAGGTCTTTTTCTTTGCCTCTTGTAGCTTATCTACCTACTACGAAGTCGTCTTCTGCGACTTTGCCGATAGCAGGAAGGTCGCCTGGTTGGCAACGAGGACACTGAAGAAGATGTTTATCGCCTGGACGATCCCGTCTTGCGAACATGTCACGTCGGACTGGATAACTCCGGCACACGTGGCTACGAAGATGATAACCGCAGTGAGAAGGATCAGGACCAACATCACCACCCGCTTTTCGATGGGACTCAAATTCGCATACCAGGCTTCCAAACCGGGAATGTAGGAGAAGAGCAGGCTCAGAATTGCTCCCGCAATTGTCGGAAGAGTTGTCACGTTAAAAGAAACAGTCATTTATACCTCCATAAGGTCATCCATTAAATTGAACATAACGTACACCGCCTACAAGAGCGGCACAGTACAAAACGTTACCCCAGAGATCTACACGTAGCCAGTTATCACCTCCTTCGGTTGCTATGATTGCATTATAGGGAATTGTTCTCGTGCCTGATAATGTAGCAAAGATAGACGCATCGTTATTCGGATCCATATCCTCTCGCAAGTTTAGTTCTGTTCCCAACATAATGGCCGTACCAGATTCGTCGATAGTCCCGGTAACTACGGGTGTGGCGGGTGTGGCGAGAGGTGTACCTACTGTCGATAAGGTGAGTAATGGTGTGGGATCGAGAGCACCGTTATATCCGTTACCCTCCAATCCATTTTGACGTACTTCGAAGTGTAAATGCGGACAAGTAGAAAAGCCGCTGCTCCCGCTGCGAGCGATTAAAGCCCCAGCCGGGACAATCTGACCGACCTTGCACTCAGTACTGGAGAGGTGTGCATAGATGGTACGACCCCAAGGATGTGTGATGCGTACATGCAGGCCATAACCGTCCGCTTCGGTCTGTATCTTAGTCACTGTACCGGACGCCGCAGCGAAGATCGGTGTACCGACCGGACAGGAATAGTCTAGACCGTTATGGCCTCGCAACCCGTACTTAGCATAGACCTCCGGACTCGTATTCCATCCGTTGATCATTTGGTAATCGCCCTTGAGGGGACTTTGAATTGCAATGTCTGTTGCTGTCATGATCTCTCCCTATCTTGTGAGTCTGTCGACTGCGGTTGTTGGGAACTTCAGAAATTCAAACGTCATTCGTCGCACACCCGGATCAAGCCACAGAGTAAGGAGCACTAGCAGAAGCACGCCACAAATACTGAGTACACTAATTGCCATCTTCGGATGATCTCGTAACCAAGCACCTGCTCGAACTGCGGGATTACTCTGTACCTTCTCCACGAGTACTTTGTTGGCGCAATGTTCGCAGGTCATGATCTGCTGCTCCACCGATTCCAGGTGGTCCTTAATGATCTCGATGTTTGCATTCTGCGCCTCGATAGCACCCATCAATCGTGAAAACTGGTCATTCATTGTCCCCCGCAGTTCAGTAACTGATGCTGCCACCTCCGCGGTCGCGGCTAGTCCGAGTCGAAAGTTATCCAGAGAGACACCTTCCGCATCCGCAGCCACATCCCTCAGTTCTTGTAACACTTCACCACCCATGTACCCTCCTCTGTATTTAATGAGTTTACGCCTTCGTTGCCATCTTTGCAACGATTTTTTCCATTGCCGACAGTCGCTCCTCAACTGTGGGTTGCGTTTGTACTATCGGCAACGCTTCCGGCAGCCGCGATGTAACGTAGTCCAATGGCGTCTTCTGAGTCTCATTCCACTCAAGAAATGCCCTAAAGTCCGCGTTTCCAGAATCGAGGGGAATACGAGTATTGCCGTGTTGGATCATTGACGGTTTTCCATCCGAATCATGGATTATTTGGTATGTCATTACTAAGCTCCTATAATTCCGCATCGAATGTCAGATAAGTCGATGTATCGACAGTCAGGAAGTAGAAAGTTCCAGTCGAGGTAACTAAGGCTTTAATGTAACACGATCCTTTACCTAGGGTATCAAGTACTGGTTGTCCGCAGTTATTGACATTCCAGGTGCCATATACTGCCCCTGTCGGAAGACCTCTTTTCTCTACATTGTATACAATGGTAAACCCGTAATACAGACTTCCATTGTAGTAGGCAAGGACAGCGATGTCCTTGGCGATGGATCCACCCATCTTTTCGAAATACCGTTTGCAGAGTAGACTCTCAGTTCCGATTTGTCGGGAGGACCAGGTGGGAACGGTATCCCCAACATGTAAACCGGCCCTACGGATGTAGATGAAATCGTTAGCAGCAACAGTGTCTGCACTGTCGTAGATTACGGCTATAATGTTCTGCAGGCCTGTAACTGAGGTGAGATCGGCAGTTATCGATACATCTGTCCAAGCCGTTGTTGTCAGTGCATAGTCAGTAGAGTTGGCTAACCAGGTAGCACTGGCAACAAGAGTCGGATTGGTGGTCCATGTTGCTGCGGCTGCTATTAAACGTGCAGGAATGGTGTCCACAGTGCCGGCCCATTTAATGAGGCCAACACGTACAGTTCGAGCGTTATTACCTGCTTTGAGCCTTGCGTGGAAGATGGCCTTATCACCCATAAGAGAATAGGTATTAGCCCCCTCGACGGGTTGGTACGTAGCGAGTCGGCCAATCGCATTCATACGAATGACGTACAACTTTTCCGCAGGTGTGGCTGCCATGTAGCTCTGCATTACCTGAACCGCGGTTCCGTCGGTTGCAATCTCGTTACACTGCGCAGCCCATCTGTCAGCTCCGTAAGCCCGTGCGGCCGTGTAGGTTCCGGATGTTCGAGTGAAGATAGTGGTCCAACTGGAAGGAGTTACTAACCGCGTGAAAAAGTCGAACTGCGGATTGATGAGATAGTTTGTAGCCGCTCCGCCACCGCCATTCAACAAAGTCGAGATGTCCAAACTCTTAGGAGCTCCGCTCGCCTCCGAATCGTAGAGGAGTAGCTTGTCACCGGCAACGGGTGTGGTTTTTGCAGTCAGTCCTGCATTATTGAGAATGTCGTCCAAGTCGTCAATACCTTGCTCGATATTGTTAAGTCGAGCTGCACTGACCTCCGTACCGGCTGTTGCGACTTCTGTTTTGAGACCGATCTGGACGTTTTCATGGACCGCTGCTCCAGCATCATCCTTAATGTCGTAACGTTCAGGTCCGACCAGGATTTCGTCGACCCACGTGTAAGGTGTATATAGTTTTGCCATATGATTTCTCCCTTTACGGTCCTACGTATGTTGCCCAGAGATCCGCATATGCGTTAAGCGAAGAGCCGGAGTTCTGTAGCAACTGAAGACAGATCTTCGCTCCAGCAACCAGGCGTGCAGTGAAGCAAGTAAGCTGCTCAGTTCCTTGGGCGCTTCCTCCCAATGATGTAGCATGACTCGTGCTTCCCATGAGCAGGCTAACCGACCGAGTTCCCGTAGCGCTGTACCCCCAAGTAACGAGACCTCCAACTGCGTAAACTCCCGCATAAGGGACGGTTAAGTATGTCGGATTTCCTACAGCCCAGAAGCCATCGGTATCATCGATCTCAGTGTCAAATGAGATGCTGACGGTCGATCCTGAAGCGATCGACTGAGCGGCTGTTCGTTTGACCGAAGCAAATATCGCTCCACCCCATTGAGGGGCCGTAGCTCCGGGATTCATTCGTAGCTGTTGATTAGCCGATCCTTTGGCTAGTCGAGCCCAAACTGCTGCCGCTGTTGCATAGATCAAATCGCCTGCAACTGTTGCCAAGTTTTTAGGTATTGCAGCGTCGGCAGTAGCCTGAGCAGCAGCTGCGGCAACTGACGCTGCGGCCACCAAGGTGTGCGCATCACTAACTCCCAACTCGAGATGGTTCATATTCGCCGCACTAAGTGGCGTTCCGGCTGTCTTTGCGGTGACCATCTCGATTTGGGCGCTGGCAGCGATTTCTCCGGCTGTATCGTCAGTGATGGCGAATTTAATCGGAGTAGTGTCGGGCACTTCATCGGCCCAGGTTATCGGTGTATATGCCATTAGTACCTCCTAAATAGGTTGTTTCGAGTAAGTCCGGCACCGCACACGGCGATTGATGTTCGTGCACGACGAACGGGCGTGGCGGAGGGTTCTATCCAATCGGGTGTTCGCCATCGCCACTGATAAAAGTGGCTTTGACCCGTTGTAGCAACTCCGCAATACGGAACGTATTTGACGGCACGGACGATTGCTGCAAACAGCAGTGCAATGTCTCTCTCCCAGTCGTTGACGTCTTCGTAATCAGGAGTTATTACGTGTGTCCACGTAGCACGTAGATACACTATACCAGGTATCTCGGGTAAGCCCGAAGCGAGTCGAATTGCTTCGATATTCGTTATAAGCTGGTTGAGATGAGTAACGGAAGGAAAGGTGGTTAGTATCGGAACCGGTATTTCAGTAAAAGCAATTTCGGTGCTCTGTAGAAATGACAGAAGGATGTTGAGTACTGCTGTGTTGTCGTAGACACGACTCCAGTCAGCAATATTCAGAAACGCCTTCGCGGTTCGATTTGTTATATCGAGTGCTGTTCTGTCGTAAATCGGATTTGTGTACTTAGGCATCTACTACTCCTACAATCTGGGTCTGAGCCGTAAATCCGCCTGCCAAGTCGGACTCCATCTTTTCAACCAGTCCCAGTATCTGCTTGTCGTAAAGAGCATCTATCAAAACGCTGTTTGTCACTGCTGCTTCGGGAGCATAAAGTTTGACCTTTTGAAGGTAGCGGCATTCAATGTAGTAATTATAGAGGCGCGTCGCTACGTTGTCAACAATCGAGGGGGCGACTAACGTAGCATCTTCGATTGTAATAATGTTTTCACGAACGTCACTATCCAGGTCATCTCTATACCAACCAACAACACTTTTCGTCTCCAGAATACGTTCAGCTGTGAAGACAACAGTTACGCCATCCGAATCGGGCGAGATTAGGGCTGAGAGGGCTGTCGAGGACATCAGGGTTGCTCCCGTTAGAGTGTAGTTGAGCATATTCATGGGTTCACCGAAGATGATGCGGTGTTGTCCTAGAGTGAACGCCCGATTAACGATCTCAACCATCTCACCGCTAAAGCGGTAACTGTGGGCTGTTACTTCGACTCCGGTAACGAGTGTCCGCAGGGTTAGCGATTGATCTGCTCCCTTCTCGGCCTTCGTAATCGTATAATCCGGACTAGTTATGGTTTGAGGTAAATGCATCCTCATGATGGTTACAATGCCCGTCCGGGAGCACGTAACATAAGCACCAAGAGCGAGAGCGATCTGCTGCAGAGCTTCTCGATATGTTCCAACCGGTATTAGACCCGTAAGAGTCTCGTATATCATGGTAGCGTCTAGCTCAAAGGGGATACCGATTCCTCCCAGGAGTTCTGAAAGAAGAGTCTGTGCCGTAATTGGGAAGATGTAGATATTTCCGTAGTACGGTATTGTCTCTAAAATTCCTAGAGCGTCGACGCAGCGAAATGCGATTTCCGTTTCGGATTGATTCTTCCATTCGTCAAGGTAGTAGTAACCCATAAACGATCGCCGCTCATCAACCTCCTCGTAGACTGCCAGGGGTTGTCGATACTGCAGAGCTATGAAGTCCCCTTCGGGATCTAGGAGGTTAAAGGTTGCGTCACTCGAATGGAGGACGAGATCGAAAGTGTTGATCGGCAACTCGAGTGCCAAGGGATCACACTGCTCCATGAGTTTGGCGCTTTTGATATCCGCGCCCGAAAACGTAATCAGAGTCCCAAAGTCGACACTGGTCAGACGAAGATATCTAAAGGGTTTATTTGTCGCAGTGAAGACAATCTGAATCGACTTGAAGTTCTCGACAGCCTTATTCGTTGCGAACTCAGGTGAGGTAGGATGATACACATCTGAGCAGATAGTGACGCCGTCGACATCTCGATATTCGATAATTACCGTACTTGCATAGTCGTCCGTAAAGGGGGAGAATATCAAGGTCAGGTTGTCGGTAGAATGCTCCGAGCCGAATGTAAGCGTCAAGATTGGAGGCGTTGAGGTGAACGATCCGTAAGGACGACTGATCCCCTCCCCCCCATATCCTCCTGCAACGAAATCTTGAAACAATCCGTTTGAGTCCGACAATGAGAGGCTCACCAGACCGGTATGGACATTGAGGAGGTTTTCAGGGAGCAGTCGATAACCCCCATCAAGAAGCCAGAAGTTAGGCTCCATAGTAGCTATAGGCTGTGGTGTAATATTTCCTGTTCGCAGATCGGAGATCTGGACAAAAGATTGGATGTTCGAACATCCGGGACTCATATCCTGCTTGAGGGCGAGAGCATATAGACCAAAGGTCACAATCGGATTCGTAGTTGTCATGGCGTCCTCGCTGGGGATTTGGCTGTAAAGTTAACAGTCAAGCTCCGCCAGAAATGCACAGCGTCCTTAGTCTTTCGTAGCTCATCTCCAACACTACTGAAGTAGGCCGTGAAGGTGTAGTTACCGTCTTCACACGGTACGGTAACCGTGTGAAACTCTACTGGCTCCGTTAACTTCAACCAAAGAGCTGCATACGTTGTCGTATCGGTTGTTTGACCGAACTTGATTTGGTAGTTAAAGTAGACACCGATTAGTTCTCGGTGAAGCACACCGTCCTCTGTACGCTCTGCGTACTTGTCTAGAAAGTCGGCTCTTCGAACAACTGAGATAATTGGGATATTGTATGCAACTGAGTCGATAGTAATACTCATACTGTACTCCCGCTCTTGACCATGCTGTTCCCGACTCTGACGTTTTCCTTATCTATATAAGGCTTGAGCTCCCGAACCAGAGCTGCCAAAGTTCCTGCAAAGTTGATTGTCACATCGGCTTTGATGTTCCCTAGCTCCTCCTGTATGATTTCACGAATCAGGCTTTCAGGTGCTTCGATGTTCGTACCCGAAGTCTGATCACCCAAAATTGCTGCAAACGCAGCATTCGGTGGGATCACTGCACCGGTAGCGAGGCGCGGTATTTGTGGGGTAGAGACTAATGGAAGATTCATTCCCCACGAACTTCCGCCGTACCCTGGAACCCATGAAGGAATATCTATTCGTAGGCCGTTCATTGCACTGATGATCGCATTGAGACCCGAGGCAATAGCCTGAACCATCCCATTGAGGAAACCAATAACGCCATTGAAGGTATTACGTGCAAAGTCCTTCACACCCGTGAAGATCGTCTGCCACTTCGTTTGAATCCAGTCGAGAGCAGTCCCAAAGGCGTTCTTGATTGGTGTCGTTACTGTATCACTAAACCACTTCCCCGCCCCGTTCCATGCCGCAACGATTGCCGTCCATGCATCTGTTGCAGCCTTCGTAACAAGCGGCCAGTTATAAATCAGTAGGCCAATGATGGCTATCAGTGCGGCAATTGCAAGTACGACTAGAGTGATCGGACTCGTGACTACAGCCATTACAACGGCAAACGCGGCTGTAACCGCAGTACCAATCCCCATAGCGATGGAGTAGAGACTCATTGCAAGAGTTACAGCTCCAAAAGCGGCTGCAATGATCAACACAATCGCTGCAAAGGCCTGAAACTCCTCAGGATGAGTTGCAATCCAATCACTGAGATCGTTGAGGCGATCAGTAAGCCATTTTAGGGCGTCGAGAATTGCCTGTCCAGTCCATTCAGCTGCAGGCTTGAAGAGATTCTCCCATACCCACATCCAGAGAGGCTTCAAGGCAATCAGTACAGTATTTAGAACGGTCGCACCTGCGGCCAGGAGTCTCAAGAATGTAGGTAGGAGTTCGGACGCTGTCCACGTTGCCAACGGCAGAAGAATATTCTCCCAAGCCCACTGGAGACCTTCCCAAATTGTCTTACCTAGAGGCATGAGCGCCGCTTGCAGTTCCTTAAAGGCCGCAATGATAGGTGCGAGAAAGGCGAGGAGCTTATCCTTGAAGAGTGAAACCTCTTCCAAGACGTCATTCAGAGAATCGCCTAACTCGTCTTCACCTTCCAATCCCACGGGAATGGTAGTACCCGCACCAGCACCCGTCTCAGCGCCTGTGCCTGTTTCCGCAACCGATTTCTGAAGGACATCCAGATCATCGAAGGCTGCAAGAGAGTTCTTAGCTGCATCAGCTGCCTTCTTAGTTTTCTTTGCTAACTCGTCCTCAGCGTCGGCCGCTTCGTAGGCACTTCCAGTCAAATCTCCTGTTGCCTTTTCGGTCGAAGCTACTGTCGATTTCGTTCCCAACAGCAATCTAATTAGTGAAGCGGCTCGGTTGAGAAAGGCAGTTATCGCGTCCATTGCCGTGCGAAGGAGCGGAATTATTTGCTGCAAAAGAGGTATAAGAACATTACCCAAGGCGACACGTAGATTGAAGAACGACATTCCAAGTGTCTGTACCTGTCCTGCATAAGTCTCCGTATATCTTGCTGCATCTCCTGTCTGGAAACGAGTTTCATACAGGATGCCGGTAACCTCTGCCTGAATCTTTTGCTGCTTCGTAAGCTCAGCAGTAGTTGCTCCAATTGATTTGGCGTAATCGCGCCACATCATACTTACATTTTTGGTGACGCCGGCATTGTCCACCAGAATCGAAAATTCGTTCTTCAAACCTTCTGTCGCTGACTGGACTGCATATCCTAAGGTAAGGGATGCCTGCCGACCGAAGGCGGCACTGTCCTTCAGGGCCACAAGGACCTTCTGAATCTGGTCGGTTGAATAACCTCTCATGAGAAGGTTCTTGTAGGCAGTCGTGGCATTCATAAGCGGCACCAAGCCGTCTTGAATGTACTCCTGAATGAACTTCTGTGCCCCAGAGAAACTCTTACCCGTTCCTTGGGCTACTGAATGTAGGCCGGTAAGAGCTGCTTCCATATCACTGGCAGCCTGAACTGCTGACTTAGCCAGTGTGATAAAGGAAGCAACTCCTAGAGCCGTTCCCATCGCCGTCGCCAATCGACGAAAGCTTAGAGTCAGGCCCTGGACACCCTCATTGAATCCCCGGGTATCAATACGGGTGTCAATACGAATAGTCCCGTCGTACCCTACTGCCATTGTTTTGCTCCTTGGCCGATTTGGGCTAAGAATATACGTTCTTGTTCACGCTCATCTACCGTACGTAGATCCAGATCTGGAACGTCGAAGATAGAACCTAACTCGCGCGCCATTGCCTTTTCTTCCTTCGAAGCCTTACCGGTCTTTACCCTACGACGGAGACCTACCAGACCGGAGAATGCCGTATCTCCTCCCAGATCCATAAATAGCGTAAGGAATTTGTACCAGTGCATATTAGCCGATTCCAGATCAACACCGTGGGTCTGATAGAAGGCCGCGAAGATGAGTTGCGCGTCCTTTTCGAACGAGTAGAAGCGTTGTACTGTATCGCTCTCATCTTCATCATCGTCTTCCGGTACATGAGTCTCTCCGCCATCCAGAAACCGGATCGCCTTTGCACACGCCGAAGCTTGATCTGGAGGTGTGATTTTATACAGGTTGGTAAGCATGACCATCTGCTTCTCACCCATGGTAAGATTGCTGTCCTCAAACGCCAGAATGATCCGCAGGCAAGTTCGAAAGTCCGAGTTGATCTCGTACTCGATGCCGTCGATCTCAATGGCGGTGGGGAAGGAATCTATCAGAACGTTTATGACATCACCTTCCTACCCCGCGTCCCTGAAGGAGAATACTTTGCCACCTGCTTCTGACGTGCCTTCTGAATATAGGGCGTAAGGCCATCGAAGAACTGCCCCAAAGACAGGAGTGTGTAAGAATCTCCAAACACGGTTTGTGCAGTACCCTTCCCGAAGACCTCATCGATCTTCAGCCGAACGAATTGGCACACTTCTTTGGTCAACGCAATTCGTTCGGCCAAGTTGGTGGGAATGTTGTTGTCGTCGACCGCAACGCCCTCGTCCAGTAAGAGGGCCTTCTGTTCGTATTGTTTTGCCTGTTCTTCGAACTCCTTCATCAGCTGATAAAGATGTTCGATGAAGACGACATCGGTCGGATCGAACGAGATGACCCTATTCGGATCATCGTTGATCGTTAGCGACACTGTTCCTGAATCTATTCGAAGAGTATCCATTATGCTGCCGCCCTCGTAATATCGATGTAGTAGGTCGTTACTTCGGTTCCCACAGTTACTTCGACTGAGAGGTGGTTAACACCCACCGACAACGATGCCGGATCTCCCTGAGCGACTGGAGTACTGCCTACTTTCTGTACAATAGTTGCTCCAGCTAACGTCGAAGTCATTGTAACCGTGTCAGTCGGATTAGAGACCGAACCTGCATAGTACAACCAGGTTTTGTCCGTTGCGAACAACGGTGTCAGTGTTACAGATCCGATCACCAGGGTGGTTAAGACCGTGTTTATCGGGGCTGCAACGAAGGCGAGAGTCGTGGGGTTGAAATACCCCCGTATTGGATCGCCTTGATAGTTGATGGTGAAATTGACTTTGGAGGCAGTCCCGCCGTCACCACCCGAGTCGTCTATCTGAATCGAGACGTCTTGTTTCTCGGCCGGATAGAATCCCAATCCCGGAGTCTTGTACGCCCAGACGTTGACTGCTTCGGTCTCAGCCGAACTCTGATTCAGTCGTCCGATACGAATGGCGTCGACATACTCGAATGCAGGATCGCCTGAGTATGCCGTCATCTCGACCGGCATTGTAGGGGCATAGGAGTCGACGGAGATACGTGCATTATCCTCGTGGATATACGTTTCCTCGGTCGTTTTGGGATTCATTGTGATCTTTCCGGTGGTGATACCTAATCCCAGCAAGGACCACACCGGCGATACCAGAGTACCGGTATTGAGAAATGATCGTAGGTTACTTCGCTTTATCTTTGTCATGATAGACTCCGATTAGCTTGCGGTGAAGGCGAGAGTGGACGCATTGAACGTTCCGGGAATCGGATCACCGGCATAGTTGAGTGTATAGTTGAGCTTTGACGCAACCCCACCATCACCACCGGCTTCTTCGATCGAGATTGCCACCGTCTGCTTCTCTGCAGGGTATGCAGTAGGACCTCCGGATTTGTACATCCAGACGTTGACGATGTCGGTTTCTGCGTCCGTCAGGGTCGCTCTGGCGATACGCAATGCATCTACGAAGTCGTGTACCGGATCGCCTAAAACCGCCGTGGCTTCGATGGGCATCGTAGGAGCGTAACTTTCAACCATGATGGTTGCGTTATCCTCCCCGATGTAGGTTTCCTCGGTAGTTTTCGGATTGTAGTTGATTTTTCCGGTTGTCACACCCTCACTAATCAAGCAGTACGTTGCAGTACTGGATGGCGTAGTGTTCATGAACGTCTTGATCTGACTTCTCTTGATTTTCGCGGTAGTCATTACACAACCTCCTTATGGCTGCTGTTCATACGTTAGTTTACAGGAAATCTGATAGATTCCTGTGGCAGACTCCCCTACTTGCATTAGGTATCCGCCTAGAGTCGCTTCCACTTTTTCAGCGGTTTGTTTCGCTCCCAAACTCGGCAGAACACCTGCTTCTGTCTGGGTTTCCAACCAATCCGCAAAGGCCTCAAAGAAGCCGATATTCGCCAACCGTTCAGGGTCGTCTGCAGTACTTTCTACACTCTGGAAGGCGAAGGGAAACTCGCGGATTGTTGTACCGTCCAGATAGGTTGCTGCAATTCGTTGCCCTGGTAGCGCTACTACACTGTACTCAGTAGCACCGGGTCCCAAATAGTCAACCCAAACAGGTGCTCCCGTTTTGAGCTGCGAATAACCGGCGAGGTAAGTCTGGATGGCGCCAATCGTACTCACTATCCACCTCCCGCAATGCGCCTAGCTCCATCGACAATTTCCTGGCGATGATCGGCCTTCATCCGTTCAAACCAGAACGCACCTCGGAGAGGTCCTGAAGGTCTACCTGGAGGTCGTGGTGAATAGTAAACTTCGCGCGAGTAAGGTGCGATCCACTGTACTAGGCCGTTGCCCACTTCAGTCCCGAGAATACCGGTTTTGATTAGCATACCAGTAATCAATGGGGTATAGGGTTCGCACAGTCTCAGCACCTCCGAATCTACGAATACCTGCGCCCGGGAGTAATACTCGTTATGACGTGGCTGAAAGTCGGGCTTGAATGTTAGTTCGGCAACACCATTCTTATTTACAACAACGGTACCTCGGGGCGTGTCGATAACCGGTCTAGATATCATCTTAACTTGCTCCCAGCTGCCAATGATGCATCACAGCTGATCCCTGACTCATTCGATCGACTGATGTAATTTCAAGAACGAAGTCGTATTTATTCTTGAGAGAAGTAATTGTAAAAGCCGGCGCTGCGGG